CGTGGGCAGCATGCCGCCCTTGTCGTACGAGATCAGCGACCGCGGGTTGACGCGCACCCCGTTGCGCCGCGCCTCGAAATGCAGGTGCGGACCTGTCGAGTTACCGGTCGAGCCGACCGCGCCGATCTGCTGACCCGCCTTGACGAACTGACCGTTGCGGACGAACATCTTCGACATGTGCGCGTACAGGCTGCCCCAGCCGCCGGGGTGGCCCAAGATGGCGTGGATGCCGTATGAGGTGGCCAGCCGTAAGGCACGAGTGACTACGCCGGAGCGCACCGCATAGATCGGCGTGCCCATCGCAGCCGGGAAGTCGACCGCCGGATAGCCGTGCCCGACGGTGCCGCGGCCCACCCGGTACCGGCCACGCGGCAGCGGGAACCCGGCCGGGCCCATCGTGCCGGCCTCGAACGCCTTGGTGATCTGCTTCTGCACCGCGGCCTTCGTCTGGCCGATAAAGTCGGTGGCCAGATCGGAAATCTTGCTGGCGTCCAGGCCGAGGGTCTTGATGTCCAGGGCGCCGCCCATGGCCTGGCTGGCGTGCGATGTGACACCAGACAGGGGCCCGGCGCCGCCGACCCCCATCGAGATCCCGGCGCCGCTGGCACCGCCGCGTCCTCCGGCGCCGCCAAACTCAAGGTTGCCGTAGGTCTTGACGTTGATCTTTATGGCTTCGTCATTGATGGCGCCGAGCTCGTTGTTGACCTTGCGGCGGAAGTCCTTGAACTTGTCCGCCGCAGCCTCGATGTCGTCACCGATCTCCGGCAACCACCCGAACGCCGCGGCGGCGCCGTTCACGATCGGCTCGACGATGCCGAGGAAGAAGTCCACCACCCGCCTGACACCCTCGCGGACCACCCTCTTGATGCCTTCGATCATCGACGTCCAGGTTCGGGTGATCCAGTTGACGACCGAACCGACCTTTTCCTGCACCGCCTGGAAGGCACCCTTAACTTTGTCGCGGAATGTCTCGGATGTCTTCCACGCAACGACGATGCCGGCGACGAGCGCGGCGACAGCGACGATGACGATCCCGATTGGGTTCGCGGTCAAGGCGATGTTCAGCAACAGTTGCGCCGCCGCCCACGCCTTTGTCACTGCGATGATCGCCTTAAACGTCAGCACTCCCGCGCCGAGAGCAGCGACGAGGGGGATCACGATGTCCTTGTTGCGACCGATCCACTTGCCCAGGTCGATCAGGCGGGGCACGACGTCGTCCTTGACGAAGCCGAATAACTGCTTCAGCGTCGGCAGGGCATTGGTCTCGAATGAATGCCAGAGTTTGGCACCCTCGCGTTCGGCAAACTCCAGCGCCTTCGGCAGGTTCTCACCCAGCCACTTTGCCGCGTCCTCGATGAGCGGCAGCATCTTGGCGCCGATCTGCTCGCCGAGATTCCCGATGATGACCTTCAGCTTGTCCATCGGGTTCGCCGCGGCCTCGGCCGCACCGCCGAACTCCCTACCGAGTTCGGCGAGGATGAGCTTTTGGGCGCCCATCACGTCGCCGGACTCGACCAGGGTCTTGATCTGCTCCTTCTGCGAAGCGGTGAACGACACGCCGACCCGCTGCAACGCGGTCACACCCTTGATCGGATCGTTCAGCGCCTTACCCAACTGGATCGCCGAGGACTTGGTGTCCTGCCCCAACGCGATCGACATGTCGGTGACGACCTTGTTGGCCTGGTTGAAAATGTCGTTGCCCTTGCCGACCTCATTACGGATGTTCGTGAAGGTCAGCAGCAGGTTCGCGCCGGATGCGATGGCCTCGTCGTCCACGCCGGTCTTGTTGCTGATCGCGGTGGCCAGCTTGTCCACCTGCTTGGCCGACACGTTCGCCGCGCCGCCGGTGGACTTGATGACCTGCGCGGTCAGGCGGCTGATCTTCGCCGACTCGGCCGCGTCCTCGACGAACCCCTTGAACAGCGAGAAACCGCCGACCGCTGCCGCAGCGGCAACGATCGGCGCGAACATCGTCCTGGCAGCACCACCGATACCGGCGCGGAACCCATGGCCCATGTTCTTGGACATGCCCATGCCCATGCCGCGGCCGGCGTCGCGGGTATCGATCCGCTTGAGCTTCTTGGTCAGATCACGCCCGAAGTTGTCCGTGTCAGGCTTGACATCTACGAAGACCTCTGCGAGCGACGCCATGGACCCACCCCCAACGCTCTCATCAAATCGGCTTTGTCGGCGTCGATCACCTCAGGCTCGGACATCAGCCGCTGGTCGAACTCGGCACGCACATCCTCCAAGTCGACGTCGAACCGGCCGGACGACAGCCGCGCGAGCGCGTCGGCTTCGATGCGCTCCTGCAGCAGCACATAGACCGCGTCGAGGAGTTCGGGCAGCGTCAGCTCGCCCTGGCCTCCTGCGCCTCGGTGACGATCAGCGCCAGATCCGGACGGCCCTGCTGCTCCAGCCGCGAAGTGACGCGCGAGGACAAAGCGTCCCCGTAGCTCGATCTCGCGTTCTGCGGCCCAGTAGAGGAGTCGGAGGGCCGCTTGGTAGGGCGCCCTGACAGCACCGCCATGACCCGCTTGATGAAATCCATCAGGTCCTCGTCGTCGGCGCGCTGCGTGGTGGCGTGCTGCTCGAACGCCGCCCACTCCTCGTCGACGATGCACTGTTGCAACAGGTCGTACATCGCGGCCATGCCCTCGACGTCGGAGGAGTCCAGGCCGGACTTGGCGGCCTTGGCGAACCGCAGCAATGGCATGAGACCGACCTTGGCCGCGACGGTGAACCCGCGGCCCAGGAACTCGATCTGATCGCCGACCGGCGTTTCGGGCACCCGGTTGATGGTGCCCTCGTCGGCCACGACGCCGTAGTCGGCGGTGGTGATGTCGGTCACGGTGTGCCGACCCGGGAGGTACCGGCGGTGTAGATGATGAACGGCTGCGCGGCGACCGGCTTCTCCATCTGGAACTGGCAGGCGATGACCGCCTTGGACGGTGCCTTGGCGAACGCCGATGCGATCTCCCCGCCGTTGAGGCACTGGCGCAGGATGATGCGCACGGTGTTGTCCTGCGACTCCCAGCCGATCATGGCGCGCACCTCGGCGCCGGGGTTTGGCGGCTCGTAGGAGTTCAGTGCCGTCGCGCCGGTGCCGGAGACCACGGCGACGGTGCCGCCGTTGAGGGCGCGCTTGAGGTTGTTCAGCGTCCAGTCGGCCAGGTTGAACGCCATCGACCCCTCGCGGGACGTGGTGGCGTAGCGCACCGGGTCGAACAACTCGGCCACTGTCACCGGCTCGACCGTGGACGAGTAGGCGAACGTCGAGCCCTCCTCGGTGGCGCCCAGCGGCACCCAAGCGGCGGCCCAGGTATCGGTGAACACGCTGCCGGCGACGGTGTTGGTCGGCAGCGCCGTGGCGAGTGGAGCCCAGAAAAGATACCCGGGGTCAACCAGGACATTTGGGGTAGCGATTGTCGGCACGGTTCAGCCGCCTTTCTAACGGTTGTTGATCTCATCTGCGGCCGGCCGCAGATGCGGCTGTGCCGGGGTGTCCTCAGTTCCTAGCTCGACCAGCGGCCCGTAGAACGCGACCCGCTTGTCCCAGCCGACGCGGTAGAACACGTGACCGCGCTCGAACACGTTCTCGACCTTGATGGATCTGCGTAGCGCGCCGGTCTGCCGCGGAGCGTTCTTCTTGGCCATCTTCTGCACCTCGCGGGCCACCACACGGACCTGCCGCTTGATCTCCGGCACCTGCGTCAGGGCTTTGATCACATTCGGCCGGACCTTCCCGACACGCAGCCCGGCCATCAGGACTTCGCGGTGTCCGATTTCTTCGAGGTCGACTCCACCGCGCCGGACTTGTCCAGTCCGAACTTCTTCACGTGCCCGACCGGCACCGGGTGGCCCACGTCGAACGCAAGCGCCCCGTCGATGTGGATCTGCTCGGTGGCCACCCATTGGCCGTACTCGGCCTCGACAGCCTTGCGGTGATCCTCGGCGGTCTGGTCGGTGTTGATCTCAGCCACGGCTAACTCCTTACGGGTTGGTCTCGATCAAGAGGTCGATCACGTACCGGGCTCGCCCGGTCTCGGTGTCCGGCGCGGGGATGATGGTCGACGGCGCGGCGTTAGAAATGTCCCCGGCCGTCCACGAACCGCGCAGGTCGCGGGTCACCGAACGGACGGTGCGGGCGATGGTCAGCGCGTTCGCCGCGTCGGTGGCGGTGTTCCCGGCGCCCCACACATCCACCTGGACGCGCGCGTTGCCGGTGTGCCATTCGAGCTCGACCTCGTCGATCACGGTGAGTACCAGCAGCGGCCACGTCGGCGTGCCGGGGATACGGTCGTAGATGCGGGTGCTGACCAGCGCGGTCAGCGACGACTGTGCCAGCAGCGCCTCACGTGTCAACGCCAGCGCGTCGGGCAGTAGCGAGACGGGCATGTGACCTCCTGCCCTAGCCAGCGCGTGTACTACGTGGTGAGATGTAATTGATGAAGGGGGTCGTCATGGGCTTCGGAACACGCGCGATCGACAACGACAAGGTCCGCGACAGCCTGGTCGAGCAGGCCGGGTTGAAGCTGGCGGGCAAGTTCGGCAAGGCAGACGATTCGGTCTATCTGGCCGCGCTATTCGTGCAGCAAGTACGCACCAACGAACTGCTCGAACGGTTGCTGGAGCGTCAGACGGTCTAGCCGCCAGTGACGAGCTGAACCACCAACTCCAGATGATGCTCGCCGCCGCGCAACCGCCAGCGTTTGGGCTGGCCGTCGATCTCATAGTCGATGCCTCGGAAGCGGATACGGTCGGTCGCCACCACGTCGGCGTCGGCGTACAGGAACACTTTCCACTGCGACTCGGTGCGCTGCTGCTGCACCAGATCTTCTTGGACCGTCATCGGCTGGAACTCGCACGCCAGATCGACCGTGGCCGGTGCTGTCCAGTCCGGCACCTCGGCACCATACGAGCCGACCGCGACGGTCGCGCGCAGGCGCGTGCACGTGTCGTGGAGCTGGAACGGCAGGTACATCAGGCGATCCCCATCGGCGAGTCCCGAACGTAAGGGATCGCCCGCAGGAACGCCGCAGGGTTGCCCGAGACCAGGCCGGTCAGGTCCATCGACTCGGTCCGCAGTGACCGCGCCGTGACCGCCACGCCGCCGACCTGCTCAGTGGTGACATCCACCGAGATCCCCGCCTGAATGTCCTGCGCCACATCCAGCGTCGCCTGCTTGATGGGCTCGGGGACCGCTTCCCAGCCCCACTTGGCCGTGACGGTGATTAGCACCCGACGGCCGCGGGTCATGTACGGCCAGACTCGGTCCACGGTGAACAGGTCGAAGAACGGCCAGCCGGGCTGCCCGTTGTAGATCCCGTCCCACGGTCGCGGGTCGACGTCGGTCACCAGCCATGCTGTGCCGTCGACGCTGATCGCCAAATCGGTGGTGGTCCAGAAGTCGTCCACCGGAAGGCGGTACCAGTCGACGGCGCGGAAACGCCGCGCCGATGCTGTCTCGGTGCGGTTGAACTGGCGACCGGTGAACAACTCGACTGCCCGTGACGCGGCACTGACGATGTCGTCGAAGAACCCGTCGTTCGGCTTATTCAGCCGCGCCGCCAGGTCCTCGCCCGTCACATAAGGGTCGCCGATGGCCACCGGTCGCCTCTTCCGTCACTTCTGCCGAAGCAGGGTGGCCGTTCCGTCGACCACCGTGGCACCCACCGCGGGCGCCGTTGGTGGTGCCGCTGCGGTGGTGCCAGCGACCGTGACGATGAATTTCTCGCCGCCGGTGAACTGCAGCTCCTGGTTCAGTGTCACCGCAGTCGTGTTGGCCCGCACCACCCGCCGCAGCGGGCGGCCGATGAAGTCGACCGTCGAGGTGGTGGCCCGGCCCAGTGCGTCGAGTGCATTGACCGTCGGCGCCACCAGATCCCGACCTAGGTAGTCCTCACGGAACGTGGTCGTCGCCATGAATCAGCCCTCCTCGTTCGCCTTGAGTTCGTCGACCAGCTCCTGCTTGGTGAACTGCTCGAGCTCCTCACGGGTACCGATCTGGGCAGCCTCAGCGAGGGCGACCAGTTCGTCCTTGCTGAGCGCCATCGATGCCTTAACCTCAGCGGGCTCCGACTCGGGCTCCGACTCGGGCTCATCGAGATTGACACCGTTTTCGGCAGCGACCTGCCGGAAATGCGCCTTGAGGTCTTCGTCGGTTGCCTGCGCATACAGGTCAGCGAGTTGGGCCAGGTCGATCGACCCGGCCACTCGCCCGTACTTGTTGATGATCATCAGGTCACGTTCACGATCTCTTGGACGCCGCCGGTCTCGACGGTCATCGGGGTGAAGTAGCCCGCGTAGGCAACCTGCACACCCAGAACCGACGGTTCAGTGGCCTGCAGCTGACCGACCCGCTGCTCGTACACCTCGACCGCAGCCGAGGAGAGCACGATCCCGTAAGTGGTGGCCGGTGCGCTGGAAAGCCCAGCGGACACGTACACCGGGATCCCGGAAATGCTGCCAACCAGGCCGGAATTGAAGTCGCCGGCGTTGAAGCCGGTCGACTGGGCGTTCTGCGGGTTGACCGGCGCGAACACCGAACCCCACGCGCCGAGCTTCGACGGAGGCACACCCAGCGCGACCCGACCTTGACCCTTGGTGGCGGTGTAGATGTTCGCCGCTGCGGTCCACAGCCCGGTGGCGAGTTCGGCCGCCGTGGCACTGCCTGCCGCGCCTCCGAGCTCGACCGTGTTCGTGCTGGCGATCAGCGCCGCACCGAGAGCCGCCTCGGTCTGGATCGCGTACTGCGCGGCCAGATCGTTGACGATCGCGTCGAGCATCGACGGCGACGAGAAGTCCAGGTTCTGCCGGGACACGTTGACATAACCGCCGTAGGTGACCGCGTTGCCGGTCAGCCGGGTGATGGTCATCTTCTGGCTGGACAGCTCGGTCTTCTCATCCGCCGCACCGCCGGCGGAACCCTGCACGGCGACCGTGGCGTGCTGAGTGACCTTCGGCCGGTACCAGGTAGCCGACGGCATGTCCCGCGGCCCAAGGAACGCCACGAGCGGACGGGCCGCATCGATGAAGTTAAGGACGCCTCCCACTATGGGATCCGGAATGACTCCCAAGTTGTCACTTGTCTTCTGGTGGGCGGCGGCACGGGTGAACAGCTCGAGCCGTTCCATCGCCGACTTCGACCCAGTCTGTGCGGCGATGTAGTCCACCAGGTAGGCGCCGGTGGACCGGTACTCGATCGGGCCGGTGTCGACCTCGCGGCGAAGCCGCATCATCTCCTGGCCGTACTCCCGGGCCTTCTCCCGAGCCTGGATCATCGTCGAGCGGGACTCAACGAGTGTTCCGAGCTGCGAGTTGATGTTGTCGATCCTGGCCTTGGAGGTCTGGATCAGTTCGGTCTCGTTGTCACTCAGGTCGCGGTTGGCTTCTTGCGCGGCGGCGATGAGCCCCTGATTGAAGGCGTTGCGCTCCTCGAGCTCGCCTTCCAACCGGGCGATCATCGCGTCCGTCTGATCGGTGCGATCAGCAGGCATGATGCATCCCTTTCTAGGAAGCGGGGGTTGATGAGGAACGACGCCCTACCAGCGTCGTGCGACTACCGCCCTACCGGCGGCAGGTGGACAAGCTCAGTCCTGCAGTCCAAGCAGGGTGAGAACCTTGTCCAGATTGGGTGTGGGCTGAACAGCTTCCTGTTCAGTCGGGAGCCCCTGTTCCTGCCGAACGGCAAGCACCCCTGCTCCCTTGTATGCAGGATTCGGGACCAATGCCACATGATCGAGGAATGCCCGGTTGACCCTGCGCACGCCCCTCCGGAGAATCTGATCGGAGCGGCGAATCAGCATCCCTGCGGATGCCTTCAAGACTCCATCGGCGGCAAGCCGCAGCGTCTCGTTACCGAGCTCGGTATCCGAGACGTACACGCTGGCGATCAGCCCAGTGGGATCATCGCGATACGCGACGACCTTGCCGAACGTCCGCGCATAGTCGTGATCGCGATTCGCTGAGACGTGCTCGTCGCGAGTCTCGATCCCCTTGAACGCGCCGGGTGCCACCGTCTCGACGACCATCTGACCGCCATATGGCACTGCCGCCTCTTGATCGTACGGGACGACCATCACGTCGATGATCCGCTCGTCGAAATCCACATTGGTCAACTGCGCTGCGCGGATCTCGACCGTCTCATTGGTCGGTCGGCTGCGGTTACCTGTGCCGGGGAACTCGCCCATTGCCGCCGCCTGCGCCATCGCCTTCTTGCGGGCCGTCATCTCAGATGCCTCGTCCCCGGCCGTGTACGTGTAGCACTTACCTTCGTCGCCCCACTTCCAGCCGGGCTTGTCGTCGTCTTGGCATCGCTTCAGTGGCATGGCTTCTCCCTCCAGCGGGCGATTCCCGCGAGGAGTTCACCGAGGTTCAAGAGCCAGCGTCGCCACCAACTACAGTTTCGCTGCGCCTGCTCAATCACCGATTGAACGAACTCAGAGCGTCGATCTAGTTCGTCGTCGAGTCTCACGACAGCCCACCACCCGTCAGGGCTTCGGCCGACTCTGTACCGACCAGCCGCTCCATCGTCCGGATCTCGCCCACCGTGATGGCGCGCGCCCCGGTCTCGTCCTGGATTTCGTGCAGCTTGGCGTATGCCTCGACCCGCTCCTTGAAACCCGGTCGCGAGTACTCATCACGGTTCAACTCCGCAGACTGCCCACGCGGCAGTACCCAACCAGACAGCGCTGACATCACATGTGCCGCGGCCGTCTTCAAATAACGCCGGTCGTGGAAGTCGAATATCTGATCGACGTTGCTGTACGTCATCGAGTCGGGGGTCGGCAACGCAAGCAGAAATGGGTGGACGCCCAGCAGTACAGAGATCCGTGACTCGTTGAACTGAGCCAACTCCAACAACGCCATGTCCTGCGGCGTCATCTGCAACTGCTTGGCCGTCACCCCGCCGGACAGAACGGCCGGCTTGCCCAGGTTCCGGGTGCGCGAATCCCACCACTGCTGCAGCAGATCATCCGCCTCGGTCTTGGTCAGCCGCCGCGGCACCTCGAGCGCGTAGTACGGGATACCGCCACCCTCGGCGATCTCCGTCGCATACCGGGCCAGCACGCCTGCCGCCACCAGGCGGGTCTTACCGGATTCCAGTGGGCCCACGCCGCGCGCGTTGTCCGTAGTGGATTTGTAGCGGATATGCAGAATCTCGTTGGTCACATCCAGCAAACCGAGCTTGTACTCCCGGCGGCCGTCCTTGATCTCCACGTTAAGCATCCACGGCGGGATGACCCGGAAGTTGTACGGGAAACCGTCGGCAGCCCGGGCCATCGGCAGCACAAACGCCTCGCCGAGTTGGAAGTCCCAGAACAGTTGCTTGGCGAACTCATGCCACGACGTGTAGATCGTCGGGTCCGGGTTCGTCATCCAGGCGGTCGGCGGCAACGTCACGCCGTCACGGGTCCGGTACACCGGCATCGCCGAGAGCACCGAGGAGTTCAGGTCCAGGGCCGCCCACGCCGTATCCACGAGCTCCTCGAACTTCGGCCCCAACTGGCCCCACGCCGGGGAAGCCCAACTCGCCGGCCAACCATCCCACGGCGACGGCACGATCGCCGCCATCCGGTTGTTGCTCGGCTCCGCATCCTCGAACTCGACCATGTCCGGATCGCCGGGCGTGTACGCCGGGCCCACTGACGGCGGATCGCCGACCGTGACGTTCGGAGTCGCACCAGCACCGGTGAGCCAGTCCCAGAAACCCATGGCCCACCTCTCAGTAGATCGCCGGAATCATCGCATCGGCACGTGCAGCAACAGCAGCCCACGCAGCAGCCTTCACGGCACTGGCCGCAGTCATCGACCGCACCCGCGGGCCGTCCACCCCAGGCGACGTGCGCAGCGCCAACACCTGGTCCGTCAACTCGAAGCCGCCATCATGGACCAGAACCTCATCGGCGAGCAGCCGGCCCAGATCCTCCACCGCGGCCCGGACCGTGCCCGTCTGCGGTGTGGTGTCGATCTGCTCGGCCTCCCACGCCGGGTCCGACGCGATCGACGCCCCCACCAGCACAGGCTGCACGAACCCCGACTCACGGACAGCCTCCGCCGCCGACGGCAAATCCGAGTACGTCGACACCGACACCACGGCCCGGCCCGCCTCATGCCACGCCCGAGCCACACTCACACCTTCGCCGAACCAGTCCTCGACCGCCACCGCATCCGGAACAGCATCCGGCGCCGGCACCGCCAGATCCGACCAATCCTGCTCGGATACGACCGGGTCGCCATTGGACCGGGACTCCCTCAGGCGCCAGACGTTCAGATACTGCGCCTCGAAGCCCCGCATCGGGTCGGGGTCGTCCAACTCCGGGTCATCCTCACCGGCCAGGGCCTTTTCGTACTTCGCGGCGATCATCTTGCGCCGGTCCTCCGACCAATGCGGACTGGCCGCCTTCCACACTTCGGAGTCGGAAGGATCACACCCCGGCTTCGCGCCCCACAGCAGCAGCAGCGTCTCCGGGTCATCCGTCGACAAGGCCACCAACAGCGACGACCGCATCAGTGACGTCGCCCGCCGGTGAGCCGTCGACGTCAAGTGCAGCTGCGGTGACTCCCGCTCCAACATCGCCGGTTCCAGGCCCTCCGACACGGTGTCCGGCGCGACATTCCAACCCTCGTCGACGATGCCGAAGCACACGTCGTAGCCGTACACCGCCCGCTGCGCCCGCACCAGCCAGCGGTCGCCGCCGCCTGTCTCCATCGCTTCCTTGCCGTTGGCTCTGGACACTGTCCAGCCGGCCGACTCCTCAGCCCACCGCCACGCTGCCCGCTGGATCTCCCGGCAGATCGCCACATCCGAGCCGGTGTGCACCAAGGTCTGCGTCTCGCCGAACAACTCCGCATTGTCCAGCCGCCACAACGCCATCCCGCGAATCCGCACCGACTTGCCGGCCCGGCGCGGCGTCGACTCCACCACCGAGCGGTGACACAGCGTCCCGTCCTCGCGATGCTCCAACTGACGGGTGATCGCCAACCGCTGCCACCAACGCAACCTGATCCGCTGCGTCCGCTCGATCCACTCGATCGCCCCGGCGCCGTACGATCCCACCGCATCGGGCGGCGGCGGGGACATCGCCAGCGGTGGAGCGGCATTCTCCGGCACATCGCAGAACGGCGCCAACCACGAGTAACGGCTCAGTATCGCCGGATTCCATGCCAGTTCCGGACGAGTTTCGACGTCATCGGAGTAAAGGGGAGAGAGATTTTGAT